CAAGCAGAACGGTATCTACTATGCAGCGGGGGTACGCTCACAGATAGCAGGACGAGGAGCACACATTGCCCTGATAGATGATGCCATGTCAGAGGAGGACGCCTTCTCAGAGGCAGGGCGCAGATACATCAAGGAGTGGTACCCTTCAGGTCTCAGAACACGCCTGATGCCCAATGGCTCTGTTATCATCATCAACACCAGATATCACGAAGATGACCTGTGCGGGTGGCTCCTGAACAACCAGACAGAGGATACCATACCTTGGGACGTTGTCTCCATACCAGCGTGGCTAGACGAAGAATCCTCACAGCTTCTTGATCTTCCAGAGGGTACCTCCTACTTCCCAGAGTGGAAACCAGACAATCTCCTCAGACTAGATGAGGCAGAGATCAGAGCCAACAACGGGTCTAAGTACTGGCAAGCCCTGTACATGCAGAACCCCACACCTGACGAGGGGTCCACCATCAAGTCTCACTGGTTTCAGAACTGGGAGCTAGAAGACCCACCAGAGTGTGACATAGTCATTCAAACCTATGACACTGCTTTCTCCACCCGGAGCACAGCTGACTACTCTGTGATACAGACATGGGGTATCTTTGACTGGCTCACCACAGACCTAGCAGGAAGAGAATACTTAGCACCTAACATGATCCTTCTGGGCAACGTAAGAGAAAGGCTAGAATACCCAGAACTAAGGAGGACAGCACAAGACCTTTACGATGATTACAAACCAGATATCTGTATCATAGAAAAGAAAGCATCTGGTCAGAGCCTGATACAGGATATGAGAAGAGCAGGCCTACCTGTGTTGGATTACCTACCGGATCGTGATAAAGTATCCAGAGTACACGCAATTACACCACTCTTAGAATCTGGACGCATATGGCTTCCCAGAGGAAGAGACTGGTCAGAAGACTTATTTGCAGAGGCTATACAGTTTCCATACGGAAGGCACGATGACCAAGTAGATGCAATGGCAATGGCAGTACACTACCTGAAAGAATCTTGGCACTTGTCTCACCCAGATGATCCTGACTACGAAGAAGACGAGAGCCAACCTAAAAACAAGAAAACATATTGGAATTGGAACTAGGAAAAGACAGTGGCAGAAAAGGGACTTACATCACTGGAGCCTGCAAACAATCCTCTGCTACAAAAGCAGCAACTCCTTGCTGAACGCATCAGAAAGGGCGGTGAGACATCTTCGGCCCCTTCTCTAAAACAGTTAAAAGAAATACACGACAATATGTCTCCTCTTGATAAAGCTGCTCTCTACACTGCTCCTGTTCCCTTGGTAGGAGATGTAGTAGGAGGAGTAGCAGACACAGTGGCTTTTGCCAAAGACCCTAGTATAACTAATGCTCTACTACTAGGAGCAGGACTGATACCTTTTGTTCCTTCAGGAGGAGTCACCAGAACTGCACAAAAAGTTATGGCCAATGTTCAAAATGAAATACCGGGTTTTTATGCATCTACTAATCCCGCAGCACAAGCAGCAGCTGTTGCAAAGACAATACCACAAGATATAATCAACATAGGAAAGGCATATTATGATCCTTCAAGGAGAGCGTTACAAACTGATTCTAATATTTCTGTGGCAGATCAGAGGGCAGCTAATAAAGCAATTAAGGTATCCGAGGAGGTTACTCCTAAAGTTGCTGCCTTAGAAGCACGTATGAAAGAACTGCGTAAAGTTAAAGATGGTAAGTTACCTTCTTCTGAAAATATGGCTGAACACAGAAGACTTGAAGAAGAAGTCTCTAATCTAAGGAGCACAGCTTCTCAAGCAGCTAAAGTAGCCATGGGTCAAATGGGTCAGTCAAGAGCTTTTATCAATCAATATTTTGGTCCTACAGAGGAAAGAGTCACTGGACTAAAAAGCATTCTAGACAACACAGATAAAATAGACCACGTTAGAACTTTTAAACAGTTTAATGTAGATGATTATATTAAAGAAGTAGGAGACATAGCAGATATAGACAAAAAAGATATGGTGGCCATGTTTGACGAAATTAAAACAATGCAGAATATGGACCCCACCAAACCTTATCAAATGAACATCAGAAGAGCAAATACTGGTTCAGCAGGGAACATAGACCCCGGCATGAAAGGAATGGTCTACAGAAGCACCATAGCAGAAAAAGGAGTAGCTGATCTTAATTTAACAGGTATTAAAAATTCTGTGTTCTCTGGTAAAACTTTTACCTCAGATAAAAAATTTCTAGATAAGCTACAAGAAGCAGGAGTTAGAGTTTTGAACCCTGAAGAGGTTCTCAAAGGAAGAGCAGCTATTATCAAAGGGTCAACTAAAACTGATGCCTATGAAATGGGCGGTGTAGGTGTTGTAACTTCAATTGATAAAAAAGGGAAAGTAGTTAGCATTGTAAATGATGAGCATGACTTATTTAAGCTAAAACTTCCCGGTGGAGATCGTTATATGAATGTATCTACACCTTTGGTATATGAACTTGTAAAGGATAAAACAGGTGCAACCAGTGCTACACAAAAAGCTGCTAAAACTAAGTTAAGTAGTAGTAAAACAAAAGCTGTTGAAAAAGCCACCAAAGAATATGAAAGTATTCTAAAAGACCTAAATGTAGATATAGCTGAAAAGGTTCCTGAAGGGTTTGGCTCAAGAGAGCAGTATCTTAGAGCACTGACAGTGGCTAACCTAAAACCAAGTCATAAAGATTATTCAAGGCTAGTAAAAGATTTTGGAATAGGAGCACCCACCAGAGCAGCTAGAGCCGTTCTAGGCACTGAAGAAGAGCAAGAGCAACTACCAAGAAAAAAAGGAGGGTCTGTAATAGAGCGTAACCCATATAATAATTATGAACCAAAAGCAATATAGGGTATACTGTCAGGAGACAACTTAACAAAAGAAAGAGAATAGAGTGGCATATCTAACTTCTAACATACCTTTTTTCAGGTGTTTAGTACGAAAAGAATTTACACATAATCACGAAGACTATCAAGGAGAATACTTACACGCACTAGCAATAGCAGTCAACACAATACCAGACAGGTGTCTTAGTTTCAATGTTGTATTTACAGGTTGTGAAGCAGAGGATGGTGAAGATAATCTACACGGCGGGGCCATGTGGGCCAGAATGCCTATCACTGGTCTTGTGGCTGACACTCCGTTAGACGAGTTTCCAGAGCTTATGCCCACGCACTTTGCACAACCGTGGGACTGCTCTTCCAGAGATCACTCTGTAATTTTCATGGACCGTATATCTTCTAGTCCATGGCTTTGTAAGATAGGAGGTGAATTTCACACAGGTAGGTACCTGTTCACTGTAGACTACACAGGAACTGCAATTGCAGATGACCCTGCACAGCATAAGCAGTCTCATGTTCTAGAACTTACAGATGCAGGACCCTACACAGGTAATATTGTAGCTCTTCCAAACAATAGAGTAAGAGTGACAAACCCTGCAATGTGGACAAACGGAGAAGGTGCGCCAGACTTTGTACCTAGTCAGCATGTTCACTCTGCAGAAATCCATAATAGTTACATGGACCCTTATACAACTTTTAACAACCTTTATCAACAGGAGGACCTTGAAGATGCCGGGACATATGAAGAAGAAGAAGACGACCAAGAATGGTAAAAAACCTGTTGCCAAGAAGTACGGCGGCAAACCAAAGATGCGTATGAAGATGGGCGGCAAGCCTAAGATGCGTATGAAAATGGGTGGTAAGCCCAAGATGCGTATGAAAAGAGGCGGCAGAGCCAGATAAAGGAACTAAACAATGGCAGTTGAGCGTAACCCGCTAGAGGCTATGGAGCCAGAACTCCAAGAAGAAATGCCTGTGTCTAACTTCAGTGTCATGGGAGATACTCCTTCCATAGAAGCAGAAATGATGGCAGAGAACATTGTAAACTTTATGCCAACAGAAGACGGTGGCGTAGAGGTAGAGTTTGGAGAGATAGAAGAACTAACTATCTCTGGCCCCATAGGTTCCCACTTTGAAAACATAGCAGAGTTTCTAGAAGAAGAAGACCTAGAAGAAATAGGTTCTATGGTCTATGACAGTTACGAAGCAGACAAAGAGTCAAGACAAGAGTGGGAACAAATCTTTGAGCGTGGGTTTGATCTTCTGGGTCTAAAGCTAGAAGAAACTACAGAACCCTTTGACGGTGCCTGCACAGCTGTACATCCTCTCTTGATAGAGTCTGTTGTCAAGTTCCAGAGCAAAGCCTCTCAAGAACTCTTCCCGGCAGGTGGACCAGTAAAGTCTCAGATCATAGGAGCTTCTACCATTGAGCGCGAGAAACAAGCGCAACGTGTAAAGAACTTTATGAACTATCAGCTTACTCAGCAAATGCCTGAGTATTTTGAAGAACAAGAGCGTCTACTGTTCCACCTCCCGGTGATGGGTTCTGCCTTTAAAAAAATTTACTATGATCAGCTACTGGAAAGACCAGTATCAGAACTGGTGCCTGTGGATCACTTCTATGTATCCTATAATGCCAAGGACCTCAGAACAGCTGACCGTTACACGCACCTGATCTTTCGTTCTATCAATGATTTTAGAAAAGACGTAGTATCAGGAATGTACCTAGATATAGACCTAGGCAAGCCTTCTGCTCCTGATATACCTGAGATGACGCAGAAGATGGACGAACTCATGGGCATTGATTCTTCTGGTATTGATCTAGAAGACCCTCAGTATGTTCTCTTAGAGCAGCACTGCTATCTAGACCTACCAGAACCTTACAATGATCCTGATGGTATTGCTCACCCTTACATTGTAACCATAGACGAGAAGAGCAAAAAGGTTCTCTGCATCAGAAGAAATTACAAAGAGGGTGACCCCAAGAAAGAAAAGAAGAACCACTTTATTCACTATAAGTATGTACCGGGATTTGGTTTCTATGGCCTTGGACTTATTCACTTCTTAGGTAACTTGACCATGACAGCTACCACTGCCATGCGTTCTCTGGTAGATGCAGGACAGTTTGCCAATCTCCCCGGTGGTTTTAAGGCCAGAGGTGTCAGACTGGTGGGTGACAATGAACCTATCTCTCCCGGTGAGTTCAAAGAAGTGGAGAGCACAGGCATTGATCTAAACAAAGCCATCATTACACTTCCCTATAAAGAGCCATCACAGACTCTGATGGGCATGATGCAGTTTGTCATAGGTGCAGGACAGAAGTTTGCAGACTCCACAGAGCAGGTAATTGCAGATTCAAAGAACTCTGGCCCTGTGGGAACCACCATGGCCCTACTAGAAGCCTCTTCAAAGTTCTTTTCTGCTATTCATAAGAGACTTCACAAGGCACAAAAGGATGAATTTGAGGTACTGGCGCAGATAAACTTTGACTTTCTCCCTCCCTCCTACCCGTATCAGGTGGTTGGAGGAGACCAAGAGGTGTTCAAGCAGGACTTTGACGGGAGAATTGACGTAATTCCTGTCTCTGACCCTAACATTCCCTCCTCTGCACACCGTATGGCACTAGGACAACTGGCAATTCAGCTAGCAAGTCAGACGCCTCCGGGTACTTTTAACATGCCAGCCCTCTACAGAGAGGTTCTCACAGCGGCAAACTTTCCAAATCTAGATGAAATCCTACCACCGGAGCAAAAACCACAGGCACAAGACCCTCTGGCAGACATTATCTCTGCCACCAAAGGTCTTCCCATAGCTGCATTCCCGGGACAGAACCACGAAGCGCACATTCAGTTTAAAACTTCCTTCCTCAAGGACCCTGCCACGGGCGCAAACCCCATGATGAAGCAGATTGTGCCTATTATCAACGCAAATGTCAGAGATCACATGATTATGAAGTACCAAGAGCAGGTTCTTGGCATGGTCAAAGCCTCTGGTGTTGCAGATGATCCACAAACCACAGAGATGGTCATGGCACAGGCGGCAGAAGAAGTGGCAAATGCCAACGCTGCCATGGGAATTGCACAGAGTCCAGAGCAACAGATGCTTCTTCTAGAGAAAGAACGTCTTGAGTTTGATAAACAGAAAGCAGAGATGGCAGCTGCCAAGGATTCTGCTGATATTGCCCTCAAACAAATGGACATGGACCTAAAAGCCAAGGAAAACATGAATGATTTAGTTCTCAACGTAGGCAAAATGGAAGCAGATGAGCGTAAAGAAAACCTAAAGGCTCTAGAAGCAGCTGCTAGACTAGAAATAGAAAAGCAGAGGGTAGACGATGACACTGAGCTTAAAGCTGCTAACACTGCTATGCAAACTTTACAGTCCATTGGAAAACGTATCAGAGGTAGTAATGAGTAGTAAAAAAAATTCTATGATAGGTGCTGCCCCTATGAGTCGAGAAGAGTTAATGAGTTTAGTAAAACAAGCAAAAGCTTTTACGGCTTCTCCAGAACAACAAAAGATTGCAAGTAGAATAGATGAAGAGTTAGACCCCGGAGGTATCATGCGTAGCAGGTTTAAAAGACCTGCACCTTCTCCTACGCCTGTAACTAAATCTAAAGGTCTAACGGCTACTTCTCAAGTACAAGAACCAAAGAAAGAGTCAGATATGTTTGATTTTAGTGGTATAAAAGAATATATAACTAATATGTTTAGTTCTCCCTCTCCTCCTCCTCCTAGTGTCAGTGTGCCTTTAAAATCAGAAGTACAAGAAGTAAAAGAAGATGATGGTGGACCAGCTGGTGAGCCTACCCGTGATGATGCTTTTATAAATATAATTAAGTACTACGAAGGAAAGCCTATACTCAGAGCTAGAAAACCTGTAAAAGGTGATCCCTATACCATTGGCTACGGAAGAACCAGAGACCTTAAAGGAAACCCTATTACTAAAGATACCAAGATTACAGAAGAAGAAGCAGACCAAATGTTACGAGAAGACCTTGACAGTCGTATGAAAGAAATTAAAAAAGCTTATCCTAATTTTGAATCTTATCCTGTAGACCTACAATTACAAATAACTCAGTCTTACTACAGAGGAACCTTGACTCCCAAGCATAGTCCTAAAACTAGAAGACTTATAAATCAAGGGAAGTTTAAAGAAGCTGCCACAGAATTTTTAGACAATGAGGAATATAGAACAGCAAAGAAAAAAGGTAGGGCTGGAATTAGAGACAGAATGGAAGATGTAGCAGCAGCACTTAGAAGAATGGAAAATACCAAAAAGTCTTCTACTGGTGGTAGAGTAGCTAGTAATCCTAACCCTTATGAACCAAGGGCTATCTAGAATGCCCCTGACTCCTGGTAAAAGTAAGAAAGCTATCTCTGCAAATATCAAGAAGCTAAAATCAGAAGGTTATGATCAGAAGCAAGCGGTAGCAATTGCACTGTCTACCTCCAGACGTTCTCCTAAACGAGTATCTA